TGGCGGCGTAGGTGGCGTTGGCGCTGGTGTTGGTGGGGGAGCAGGAGCCGGCGTCGGAGGTGGCGGCGGCGCCGGTGGCGAGGTGGGCGGCGGCGTAGGCGGCGTAGGCGGCGTTGGCGGCGTTGGCGACGTTGGCGGCGGCAAAGGCGGCGTAGGCGGCGGCGTTGGCGGCGTTGGCGACGGTGGCGGCGTAGACGGCGGCGTAGGCGGCGTAGGCGGCGTTGGCGGCGTAGGCGGCGGCGTAGGCGGCGTTTCTATTTTCATCGCTCGGATTATTTATATATTTTTTCGCTGCATCTATCGCCGCTCTCGGGCGTGTATCGGCAGGGTACTTTTCTTCAAAAAGGGAAAGCACCTGTTCGGCAGCGTAAATAGCGTATTGTACTTGCTGAGTATACGTCATCATCCGGACTATTGTCCAGTTCGCCCAATCCAATTTATCCTCGGAAATTAGCTTTTCCAAAATTTTTTGGCTATCAGTTTCGTGCTGGGCCAAAAACCAGGTAACCCCTTCTTCGCAGGCGTTTTTTTCTACCAGCCAATCCCTGGTTATATTCATTTTTGTGTCCATTTTTTCTCCTTGTTTGGAAAGGGGCTATCCTATCGCCTCATAAGGATCGCGTTACATTTAACCTCGGCGAAACAGACAACCCCCTCATAATCATTTCTTCTGGTTTGGTGTAAACTTCTTCCCACAAGCAGGACAAGTTATCTGCGCCTTTAAAAGTGCTTCCAGGCGTTCCTTTTCTTCTCGTTCAGCGGCTAACTTAGCGGCAGCCTTTTCCTTCTCCTTGCGCGCCTTTTCTTCTGCGACCTTTGCTGCGTAGGCCGCTTCGGCTTCAGCTTTATCTTTCTCAGCCTGGACTTTAGCGCGTTCAGCAGCCAGCTTCTTTTCCTGGGCCTTACGATCGGCTTCTACTTTCTCCCGCTCCTTAGCCAATGCCTGATCCCGCTCTTTTCTTTCCGCGTCTGCCTTAGCGCGCTCTTTAGCCAAGATTGCTTCCTGTTGCCTGCGCTCCTCTGTGATTTTAGCCTCTCTTTCAGCCGCTTCTTTCTTGAGGTTTTCATTCTCAACCCGTAACCGTTCTTGCTCCGCAGCGGCTTTCTCTGCGGCGATCCGTTCTTCTTCGGCCATTCGAGCCTCAATCTCTAACCGGTGCGCTTCAGTTTTCTTTTCCTCTTGGATCTCAACAAACCGCTCTTGAGTCTCAAGGTATTCTTCGATAGGGACAATTAGGGCTTTGAGGACGTTACTTATCCCGTCGATCGCTTTGCCCTCCCGCAGGCATTGTTCTTTGAGTTCTTTCCGCGCCGTTTCTACTGCGATCCGCTTCTCTTTCAGAAACAACCGCCCCACACGGGCCATTTGCATATCTGTTTTCTGGTCTGCTCGAGTAACCACGATTGTTTTGGCACGTTTGCTCCATTCATCCGCGATGTTAAAATAATCGGTAAACTTCTCCAAGATGTATTTAGCCTTGCTTGGTTCAAGCCCTGACTCTTTTACAATGACTTCTAATGACTGATTTTCCATAGTTCTCTTTATCTGATTTTAGCTACCAATTCTTCCAATTGTTCGCAAAACAACTCAAGCTCTATCTTGAGAGACTTGACAAACTTCTCATCTGGTAAAACCCGGATTAGCAAAGGATTTAGCCCAGGATAGAAACTAAAAAAATCTACCCACTTCCGGCCGGTAACAAGCAACTGCCCTTGCGTTTGCTGCCAGTATTCAATCGGGAGTTCATTCGCCAGTAAATAATCAACTTGTGTTGATAATTGAGGACATTTGATCTCCAGCAAACCTTCTTTTCCTATGATCCCATCCGGGCTGGCCCCATAGATAGTTTTGCCTTCTGTAATGCAAAACCCTACTTGTTCAACTTCTTGGTCAGTTATAAACGAGTAAACTTCCCGGGCCTGTGCTTCAAGTTCAATTCCCCGGATCATCGCGGCATTTTGGTAAGTTCCCTCAGCATAGCCTAAAATCTTCTCTCCTGCTAACTGGTTGAGATATTTCTTTTGCTGTTTTGATGGTAAACCTTTAGAGTCAACAATCTTGTCGAAATTGCTGGATGAAGGTATCCCAACCTTGCAAGAGTGCCACTCCGGACTTCCCTGGTCAACCTGGATTATCTTCATCCTATCTGCTTTTTTCTCGCAACCAAAAGACTAACCGCCTTCTGGAAGTTAGGTTTGAGGATCTCGGAAAGTTCGGTTATCTTCATCGTGGCTTTAAACTGTTTCATATTCGCCACAGAATCACCTTTTAAATCGTTTACCATATCCGTGAGTTGACCGATTTGCTTCTCATCAATCAATTCAACCGGAGCCCCGGCAGCATTGCCATCGTCGTCTTGCAGGGGAACATTCCAAATCATCCGCATTAAAATGCGCATAGCATAAGACGATGAAGAAACTTTGCCGTGGATTTTTGTCATATTGGCATTACCCCTGATTCCCTCGCCATCCAACGGAACATCATAATAATAGCTTTCTTTATGCCCGGCCTTGTGTAATACATCGGCACAAATACGGACGTTTTCCGGGACGGTGGTTACCCCTTCATAAAAAATTACAGCAAACCCCTCGGCGGTATAAATAGGTTTTGCCATCTCAATGATATCTCCCAAATCAGCATATTTACTATGTGTTTGGGGATTCATCTTTGTTTTTACGACTACTCCGATTTTTTCTTGAGCCGCGGCGAATGAAGAAGCAAAAACTTTCTTCGCTTGTCTTTCCTCGTATTCTTTCTGCATTTCCATTAGCTGTTTCACTTTATCCAAATCTGCCTTACCGTTTACAGCTGCCAGAATCATCTCGTTAGGTGTCAATGGAGCAACCGTCTTCGTTTCCTCGACTCTTACTGCCACCTCTTTACTTTTCGACATTTATTCCTCGCTTTCAGTCTTAGGTAATTCTTTCTTTGTAATTTCCATTTTTTCTATGGAGCTGTATCTATAATCTATATCTATTTCCATATCCTCAATCTTCTCACAGTTCAGCAACTTCCCGAAATTGATAAACGCATAATCCCGTAAAATCTTTTCACACTCTGTGCCGCTAATATTTATTTTCATTTTTATCCCCTTTCTTATATTTCCTTTTCATTATTCTCCAGTGTTTACACCCCCTGGTGTTAAGGCAGTAATTTTTAAATTTGCCTATCGGGATAATCACCTCCTTCAATAAACACCAGTATTTCATTGTTTTTTGTTTTCTTTTATAAAACTTCTAGTGTAAATCTTATTTATCACTTTCTCTTCATTTCTTGATAATGGTGATAACAATGATTTTTGTTGAATCATTTTGATAAACGAACTTTCCCACGGTGTTAATGTTGTACCGTTTTTTACTATCCAGCTAACTAAAATCAACGACTGTTCTTTAGTTATCATTTTTTCACTTTTTCTATTTCGCATAACCTGTTAATTTCCTTCATTTTTTATTTCCTCCTCTTCAACCACCACAGGAATAATTCCTTGACTAAGCGAAGCCAAAAGACTAAAAGCCCGCTTCGATAAATCTATTCTTTTGCCTTTGAACCTTTTGTTAATCCGATCTGTAATTTTGACCACAACCTTTTTTCCATTTTTTACATTACGGACACAAACAATAGTCCCCAAAGGAAAGTCCCGACTCGCTGCTGTAAAGTTATTGTCGTTAAATGTAGAACCATCACTACACACCCCCGTGGTCAGTTTCCATTGGCCATCTTTTTTTAAGGAGTCTACGGAATACCAGGACGCAGTTAGTTTGATTTCTTCGGCATGGGCTTTTTCCAAATTAAACCAAATCGTCAGAATAATTATAAACATAATAATCATTCCTAAAAATAACCAGAAAAGATTTGGCAATTTTGGCTCTTCCGGGTATTCCAAATAATTGTATGGGTTGTTCGGTTTCATTTTTCTCCTTTCATTAAGTTTAGACCATCTAAAATAGCCCTTACGTGGTTTCCGTTCGCCCCGCAATAGTCTTCATAAACCTCTGGGACATTTATATCCCAAGTCTTAATCACTTGCCATATGGCATTAAATTCTTCACTTTCTAACATTTCTGGAGTTGGGTCTAACCATTCTTTACATTCTTTAAAAGGCAATGGAGTGACAATTTCCACGATTCTTATACATTCTTCTGGTTTATTCATTTTTCATCCTTTCATTAAAAAAATACCCAGCAACCATTTCGTCGGATTTTTATTAGCTGCGTCTAATAAAAAAGGCCAGGGGATAAGCCTGACC